CGCCAAAGACCGACGGCCGCGAGTGGGCGCGCCGAATCATCGCGCGCAAAGCCGCTGGCGACTTCATCAACCCGTTTTCGCTGAATCTGGCAAAGGGAGCGCTCGCATGACCGCCCCGACCTACACCCCGGTCAGGCCGTGCAAGAAATGCGGCACGGCAGAGCGCCACGCCTCGGGCCACTGCAAGGCGTGCAAGCGCGCCAATGGCCGGGCGGGCTTTGCCAATGGCCCGCGCTCCGTTTCGCCCAGTGTGCCGTTTCTGGCCGCATTGCCCGGCGACCGCCATCACATCATGGCCATCACCGGCCTGTGCGAGTCTGCCGTCCGCATCTGGCAAAAGCGCCTGCGGGAAGAAGGCAAGGCGCACATTGGCAGCTACCAGCGCTGCGTCGGGCGGCCCAACCCCACGTATGTGGCCGGTCCCGGCGTGGACGCGACACCGCCTGACCTGCTGACGCCCAAGCGGCCCAGCGCCAAGAAGCCGAAAAAGCGGGTGCGGGTGCGCAAGGTGACGCCCAAGCCGGTCGTGGTCAAGGCACCGGTGCCGGTCATCCGCGTGCCCATGGTCCGCCCGCTGCCGGTTCCGACCTCGCACGGCTTGGCTGTGGTGCTGGCCCATACCCGCGCCGCGTTTCCGCTTGGCGCGGTGTGGGGTTGATATGAGCCTCGCCTACTACAACGAAATCGACAAGAACGCGGCCCAGTGGCTGCGCAACCTGATTGTTGCCGGCCACATCGCGCCCGGCTATGTGGACGAACGGAGTATCGAAGATGTTTACCCAAGCGACCTGCGCGGCTTTACCCAGTGCCATTTCTTCGCCGGAATCGGCGTCTGGAGCCATGCCCTTCGGGCTTCCGGTTGGGCAGACGACCGACCTGTTTGGACTGGTTCCTGCCCGTGCCAACCTTTCAGCAGCGCAGGCAAAGGCGCTGGGTTTGATGACGAGCGGCACCTCTGGCCAGCCTTCCAGCACCTCATCAAGGAGTGCAGCCCTGCAATCGTCTTTGGAGAGCAGGTTGCGAGCAAAGACAGCGATCCTTGGATCGACCTTGTACACACTGACCTGGAAGCCCTGGGTTACGCCTTTGGGGCGGTCCCGTTCCCGTCTGCGGGCGTCGGTGCGCCGCATATCAGAGACAGGCTCTACTGGGTGGCCGACGCCAAGGGCGAACGACGGGACGGGCGACAAGATACCACCAGGGCGACAGGGCGGGCTGGCGTTAAAGCAGGCAGTGCTGTTGTCGGGTTGGGTGACGCCAACAACCCGAGACTGGAAGGATTCGGGTGCGGACATCAAACCACGGGCCGACGGTTCGGAGCGATTCGATCAATTGCCGAGGCAGTCGAACCTTGCCGGCTGGCCGACCACCTCCTGCAACAACGACCGGACGGGCAACCCGGAATCGGCCTTGTCGATGACGCGGGCGGACGGCTCGAAGGTACAGCAGCGGCTTCAGGACTTTGCGACGATTTGCGGCCCGGCCCGGTTAACGGCTTCTGGCGCGATGCTGACTGGCTCGGATGCCGGGATGACAAGTGGCGGCCAGTTGAACCCGGCACATTCCCGCTGGTTACAGGGGCTGCCGCCCGAGTGGTGCGACTGCGCGCCTACGGCAATGCCATCAACTCGCAAGCCGCGCAAGCCTTCATCGGCGCAGTGATGGAGGCCGCATGACCTGCTTGACTTGCCAGCACTGGAACCTGAAAGCAAGCGCACTGGCGCGATATGGCATGGCGCCCTGCGACTTTGGCGAGCGCTGCACCCACTTGTCGCACCGCATGACTTGCGCCCGCCACAAGCCCTTAAATCAGGCCGCATCGCAAGCCCGCACCGATTGGATCGCGCGGCTTTACTCAAAACACACCAAGGGGGCGATATGACATTGATAAAAGCCGGCATCCGCCGCCGACCAGAAGCCCGGCTGGGGCAGTTGTTCGCCAGCACGCCGAAAACCTGCAAGGTGTGCAAAGGCCAGTTCGACGCCCGCCTGCCGATGCAAACCGTCTGCGGTGTGAGTTGTGCTCAGACGCTGGCTGTCTCGATTCGCGGCAAGGCCGAGAAGGTGGCGCAGGTCAAGGAGCGCAAGGAGACACGCGCCAAGCTGGAGAAGCTCAAGACGATTGCCCAGCTGATCGCTGCCGCACAAATTCCCTTCAATGCATTTATCCGCTTAAGGGACCAGCACAAAGGCTGCTTTGTGTGCGGCAGGCCATTCACCACCATGCCCGGCCAGGTTCAACACGCCGGCCATGTCCGCAGCCGTGGCGCCGCTGGACACCTCCGGTTCAACGAGGACAACTGCCTGGGTGAATGCGAAGGCTGTAACGGCCCTCACGGCGCGAAGCCGCACCAGATCAAGGCCGGCGCCATCGCACGCATCGGGCAGGAGCGTTACGACGCACTGGAGGCCGACAACACGCCGCACAAGTGGCAGCGCGACGAACTTATTGCCATCAAAACCGAATATGCGGCGAAGGCCCGCGCACTGCAAAAGGAATTGGCATGAATTTCAAGGAATTTGTTGGCCCGCTTATCTCTGCGGATGCTGCCCGGCTCGCTTTTGCTTTGCCTGAGAAGCTCAGTGCTGACCAGACCCAAGTCGGCGGATCGCACTACAAAGACATGCCCATGCAGCCGTGGGATGTGATGCAAGCCGTACTGACGCCGGCTGAGTTCATCGGCTTTTTGAAAGGCAACGTGATTAAGTATTCGTTGCGCGCCGGGAAGAAGGCGGGCGCTGACGATGACGCCGAGAAGGCCAAGCACTACGCGCAGAAGCTGAAAGAGGTTCAGGGTGAGTGACAACAGCCTGACGCTGGAGTTGCACAACCGCCAGCAAGCCTACGCGGTCATCAAGGACCAGCTCTACCCTTTTTTGACGCGCTGGCTGCAGGACGGCAAGCGCTTGGTGCTGACATGCGGGCCGCGCAAGCGCACCAAGCCGCAAAACGCGCGCTACTGGGGAAAAGGCGTGCTGGCGCAAATTGCCGAGCAGGCGGTCGTTGAGGGCCGCATGTTCACCGCCGCCGCCTGGCATGAGCAGTTCAAGCGGGACCACATAGGCGTCATCGAACTGCCGAATGGTCAGGTGGTTGGCAAAAGCTCTGCCGACCTTTCAACGGCCGAATTCAGCGAGTTTTGTACACAAGTCGAGGCATTCGCAGCGACTGAACTGGGCGTTACTTTTTACGATTTAAGGACAGCATGAAAAACGACTCTAAAGCCATCCTTGACGACATTCTGAGCCGCTGGCACGCCTACTGCAAAGGCTTTAGTGCGGTTCCTGTGTGTGGCGCCGACCCGATGTTCCGCAATGCCAAAAGCCGGGGCGGCTGGGATTCGGCCGATGATGTGATGGATGCGGCCATAAATGCCAAGATCATGAAAACGGTGGATTTTGAGGTCGGCGAGATGAAAGAGCCGCACCGCTCCGCCATCTACATGACGGCCCGCAACCTGCACACGGGTAACGCCGTCTGGAATAGCCCGCGATTGCCTGCCGACCCCATGGAGCGCGCAGAGATAGTGGTGGCGGCCAGGGTGCTGCTGACCAAGCGGCTTATGTTTTGTGGCGTGATGTGAAATAAATGCTTGACAAGCGCATTAATTTAATTATGATTGGAGCCGGATAGCACAGTTGCGTCCAAAAACAACACCCGCCGATAGCAATGTCGAGCGGGTTTTTTTACGCCTGCAGCATCGGCCTCAACTACGCGGCCATGAGCCAACTTACCGATTGCCTGCACGGCACCCAACTCCTGGCTGGCTCAAACCCAGCTTTACCGCCCGCAGCAATGCCTGGCGGTTTTTTTATTCCCGCGAATACCCGGAAGGACTCGCACCCATGACCCTTACAGCCAAGCAGGAGGCATTCGCGCAAGCCATCGCCAGCGGCCTGAACCAATCCGACGCCTACCGCAGCGCCTACAGCGCCGGGAAGATGAAGGCCGAAACCGTGCAGAACAGCGCTTACAAATTGCTGTTAAACGGCGAGGTCACGGCGAGGGTCAAGGAGTTGCAGGCAGAACTGGCGAACAAAAGCCTCTGGACACGCGAACAATCGGTCGCTGTGCTGTCTGGCGTGGTGGGTGATGTGGAGGCCAGGCATGGCGACAAGATCAGCGCTGTGAAGGTGTTGAACGACATGCAGGGGTTCAACGCGCCGACCAAGCTGGAGCTGCAGGCCAAGGTGAGTATCAGTGTCAATTTCGATTGACGCGCGCTTTCCGCGCAAGCTGGCGTTCCTGTTCAAGCCGGCGCGCTACAAGGTGGCCCGAGGTGGCCGGGGCAGCGGCAAGTCGTGGGGGTTCGCCCGCGCTATTCTGCTGCGCTGCGCCGACCGACAAACCCGCGTGCTGTGTACCCGTGAGATTCAAAAGAGCATCCAGCAGTCGGTGCATCAGCTGCTGAGTGACCAGATCGAGGCGCTTGGCCTGGCGGGGGTGTTCGAGATACTGCAAACCGAGATCAGAGGCCCGCATGGGTCGTGCATTTATTTCAGCGGCCTGTCCGATGTGACGGCGACGGCTTTGAAGTCGTTTGAGGGTGTGGACATCGCCTGGTGCGAAGAAGCCCAGGCCATCAGCGCCAAGAGCTGGAAAACCCTGACGCCGACGATCCGTAAAGAGGGCAGCGAGATATGGGTCACATACAACCCGGAACTGGAAAGCGACCCGACGCATGCGATGTTCGTCACCGCGCCGCCGCCTGACTGTGTGAGCGTGTTGATGAACTACAACGACAACCCGTATTTTCCGTCCGTACTGGAGGCTGAACGGGTGCATGCCGAGGCGACGATGAAGCCCGAGGACTATGCGCATGTGTGGGAAGGTCGGTGCAAGCCGGCGATTGAAGGCGCGATTTACTTTGACGAGATTGCCAAGGCAGAAGCCGAAGGCCGCATCCGGGATGTTCCCGCCGATTCGCTGCTTAAAACGCATGCGGTCTGGGACTTGGGCTGGAACGACTCCATGTCGATCATCCTGGTGCAGCGTTCGGCGTCCGAGCTGCGCATCGTGGACTACATCGAGGACAGCCACCGCACGCTGGACGATTACGTCCGGCAATTGAAGGCGATGCCACTGAACTGGGGCATTCACTACCTGCCGCATGACGGCTTTGCGAAAGACTTCAAGACCGGCAAGAGCGCCCAGGAGATCATGGAGGCGCTGGGCTGCGCCGTTGAGCAGACGCCGAACATGGCGATTGAAGAAGGCATCCGGGCCGCCCGCATGACGTTCGGCCGCATCTATTTTGACAAACAGAAAGCCGCCAGGCTGGTGGAGTGCCTGAAGCGCTACCGCCGACAGATCAACAAGACCACGCAAGAGGCATCAACGCCTTTGCATGACCAATACAGCCACGGGGCCGACGCCTTCCGTTATGCCGCCATTGTGGCCGACTCCCTGTCCAACAGCAACGGCTCGAGCAAGCCGCTGGCCTACAAGAAAAGATTCCTCACATGAATCTGCACCTAATAGACGATGGCTTTGGCAATTTATTAGAGGCTTGCGGTGCTTGGTATCACGAACACAAAGATGCCCCTGTGCCTGACGGCATGATCCGCGCCAACTACGAGGCGGCCCTGAAATTCAAATACGGCCACTGGCACCAGCCGGCCTACACGCCTAACTATGCTGTCGAGATTGCGCCAGCCCTGTGGGCGCAGCGCGGCGGCGCTACCCAACCAAAGCAAAATACATGAAAATGGACGACGACGAACTGCTGGACCTGCTGCGGCGCAAGGAAGATGCGGCCGGCGGCTACGTCTGGGGGCAGTTGGGGCAGGAGCGCGCCACCGCCATGCGCGAATACCGGCGCCAGCCTTACGGCACGCTGGAAGAACTCGACGACCTCGAAGGCCGCAGCCAGATCGTTGCGTCGGACGTCAGCGACACGGTGGAATGGATTCTGCCCTCGCTCATCAAGACCTTCACGGCCGCCGACAAGGCGGTCGAGTTTGAGCCGACCAAGGCCAGCGATGTGCAAGGTGCCGAGCAGGCGACAGACACCTGCAATTACGTCTTTTTCAAGCAGAACAATGGCTTTTTGGTGCTTTATACCGCCATCAAGGACGCCCTGGTCGTGCGCAATTGCGCCGTGACCTGGCGCAAAGAAACGAAAGAATCGGTGGTCAGCGTGCCGTTCAAGAGCGCCAGCGGTGAGATGCTGGCCATGCTGCAGCAAGAGCAACCCGACAGCGAGATTGCCGAGGCCACGCCCGCACCGATGCTGGACCCGCAAGGCCAGATGATGCTGGACGAGACCGGCCAGCCGGTTGTTCAGTATTCAGGCCGCATCAAGCGCACCGAAAAGCGCGAGATCATCAAGGTTGAGGCGTTTTCGCCCGATGACCTGCTGATCGACCGCCTCTGGACCTCGCCGCTGCTGGCCGATTGCCCGTATGTCTGCCGTTTCATGCGCGTGACGACGACCGACCTCAAGCTGATGGGCCATGACGTAACCGCCGAGGAACTGCGCGTGTCCAGCGACCGGCACAGCACCAACACGCTGCGCAATGTCGGGCTGAACGGCCTGGCCGGGCTGGACGATGTGCCCGAGCTGACCGCCGATGACAGCATGGCCGAGGGCTGGCTGCGCATCGAGTATGTGCTGGCCGACACCGATGGCGACGGCATCGCCGAGCGCCGCTGCATTTACCGCCTGCAGGACCGTATCCTCTCCAACGAGGAATGCGCCGGCGTGCCGTTCGCCACGTTCTCGCCGCGCATGAACACGCACCGCTGGGATGGTGCTTCGATGCACGACGCCGTGGGTGATTTGCAAAAGCTGCACAGCGAGATACTGAACCAGACGCTGGACAACTTGAAGCTGGCGAACAATCCGCGCACCAAGCTGCTGACGGACGCCAACGGCAGCCCTTACGCCAACATTGACGACCTGCTGGACTCGCGCATCGGCGGCATCATTCGCCAGCAGCGCCTGGACGCCGTGACCGAGCAAGTGACGCCCTTCAGCGCTGCGGCGAGCTTCCCAATGCTGGAGTATGTGCAAGGCATGCGCGAGAACCGCACAGGCGTTTCGCGCACCAGCCAGGGCATGAACCCCGATTCACTGAACAACACCGCCACCGGCCGCCAGATTGACCAGACGGCATCCCAGCAGCCGACCGAGCTGATCGCCCGAATCATTGCCGAGTGCCTGATGAAGCCGATCATGATGGGCATCCTCAAGCTGCTGACCGAGGGCGGCATGGAAAAGCTGGCTTTCCGCTTGCGCGGCGAGTTTGTCGAGTACGACCCGAACGAATGGCGCGACAGCTACGACATGACCATCAACGTCGGCCTGGGCAGCGGTGATACGCAGGCCAAGGGCGCCGCATTGATGAATGTGTACCAGCTGCAGCAGGCCGGGATGCAAAACGGCATGGCCACGCCCAAACACCTGTACCACACGGCGGGCAAGATCATCGAAAACGCTGGCTTCAAGGACATTCAGAACTTCCTGCAAGACCCGAGCCAGCAGCCGCCGCAACAACCCCAGCCGCCGATTGAATTGCAGCTGGAGCAGATGAAGCAACAAGGCAAGCAGCAGGGGGACGCAGCCAAGTTCCAGGCCGAAGCGCAGGCCGAACAGCAGCGCATGGGCTTGCAGGACCAGCAGCACCAGCGCGAGATGGCCCGCGACATGGAGGCCGAGCGCAACAAGCAGGAGATGCAGGCCCGTGACACGCAGCACACCGCACAGCTTGACGCGCAGAAGGCGCAACTGCAGGCGCAGCTTGACCGGGACCGGCACAACGCCGAGTTGAACCACGCCGCCGCACTGGAGCAGATGCGGCTGAACAATGCACGTGAGATCGCCGAGATGAACAATGCCAGGGCCATCCAGGTGGCCCAGATCGCCGCACAGCAGGCATTCACACTGGCCGACATGGGTGCACAGCAGGCGGCCGCCGCCGAGTTGACCGAAAATTTCACCAAGGCTGACGCATGACCCCTCACCAAACCGAACAACGCGGCATCGAAGCGCGACGAATCCTTGACTCCGAGGTTTTCAAGGACGCCATGACCATACTCGACGCGCAAATCGTCGCGCAGTGGAAAACCACCGCCGTCACTGACAAAGAGGGCGCGATGCTCTTGCTGCAGCTGGCCAAGATCAAAAGCAAGTTTGAAAGCATTTTTGTCGGACTGGTGGAAACCGGCAAGTTCGCCACGCACCAGATCAGCCTGGACGCCGAGCGCAACGAATCCAAAGCGCGCCGGATGATGCGCCGGGTGTTGTAACCATTTTCGGCAGCCATCTGCCTATTAGCGAACGCAGCGATGCGCCGCAAGCCTCTCCGATGGCGTGGGAGGGGTTTTTGATTGAGGATTTCCCATGGAACCCGGACAAGCTGAAATAGCACCCGAAACCAATGGTTTAGCTGGATTGGTTGGCTTTTTGTCGGATACACCTGCCACGCAGGAGCCCGAGGATGACGAGCCATTAGCGCCTGATGCTGCCCCCGATGAGGACACGGCGGCTGAGGACACCGATGAACTGGAAGCTGACGACGAGGGCGATGAGCCTGAAGACGATGCCGAGCCAACACCCATCGAGAGAAAGATCAAAGTGCCTGACCGGCACGAGGACGGCACCGTTACCGAGATCGAGGTAACGGAAAAGGAACTCATTGCCAGTTACGAGCGACAGGCTGCGTTTACCCGCAAGACCACCGCTCTAGCGGAACGGGAAAATCAAGCCGTCGCGTTTTTACAGACGAAACACGAAGAAGTGCGCAATCAGTACATGGAGCAGGCCGCGTTCGCGCGCTCTGCCGTGGAACAGATGGCGGGCTTTCGCTCCGAGTCGGAGATGGCGCAGCTCGCGCACAACGACCCGGCGGCCTGGGTGGCCGAGAACCAGCGACAGGGGCAGATCAAGGCATTCCTGGGCACGCTTGACAGCAATCTCAAGCGCGAACGCGAACAAGCCGGCGAACAGTCCCAGGCGCAGCAGCAGCGGCAGTACCAGCAGACGATTGAAGCGTCCTGGGCGGAACTGGCCAAGGAAAAGATTGACCGGCCCGCGCTGGTCAAGATTTACGAGTCCACCGCCAAGCACTTCGGCTTCAAACCCGAGGAGATGGGCAACATCACCGACCACCGGGTCGTCAGGATGATGCGTGACGCCGCCGCCTACCGTGAACTGAAGGCGCGTGCGCCCGAGGTCACGCGCAAGGCGAACGACGCCCCGCGCATGCCCGCTGCACGCCAAGCCGCCCCGGCCAACGAACGAAAACAGCAAGCGCTCAGCAAACCCTTTGTGGGTGGCCGGGCAAAACTCAACGA